TTCCGATCTGGTTCACCTTGATCAAGAAGCAGACGATGGAATGGCCCAAGCCAACTACGCCGCCGTGCGGGATGGACTGGGCCATCTGTCGATCATCGTGTCAAAAGACAAAGACCTGCGCATGGTTCCCGGCCTCCATTGGGATTTCGACACTGAGGAGGTTATCTGCGTCGGCGACAGCTTCGGCTGCCTCTGGATCGACGACACGAAGTCGAGCAAGACCTTGAAGGGTTGGGGCACCAAGTTCTTCTGGGCGCAGTGCTTGATGGGCGACGCGGCAGACAACATCCAAGGACTGCCGTGCATCAGTCAGGAGGCTATGTGGCAGTTCGACGTGGAGACAACGGCATTCGCCAAGCTGCGCGACAAGGCCGAGGCTGCCCGTGGCACGGACCGTTGGGACAACGCCTTCAAGACCATGATGGCTGCTGGACGGAAGACTAAGCCGGTCGGCGCTATTCTGACCTTTGCCTTGCTAGATGACTGCATGAACGACAAGCAATGCTACGTTGTCGTTCGTGATTTGTTCCACTTCATGGATGCCGGTTTCGATGGTGAAAAGGCGTTCATCGACTTTCGCACACAGGAGCCCACGACGGCCACCCGTGCACTATTCGGTGACATGCTGCTGCTATGGATGCGGCGCAACAAAGACCCACGGGATGTTCTCGCGTGGCTCAGAGAGGAGAGGATACTGACATGATTGGCGACTACACCTTCGGAGAAGCCCTGCACTCTATGAAAGCCGGGCTACGGGTCACGCGAACGGGCTGGAACGGTGACGATATGTGGCTGGAACTACAGGAACCCACCCCGCTCAGCAAGATGACGCTGCCATATATCTACATGAGCACCGCTCAGGGCGATCTCGTTCCGTGGCTTGCCAGCCAGACCGATCTGCTGTCTGAAGACTGGGCAGTCCTATGAGCGGAGAGAACAAGGGAGTAGTCGGGCAGATCGAGAAACTCGTTGGGCTGGTGTTCAACGAGATCGCCGATGCACTCGACATGCAAGCGGACTACGCACGGGAGGACCGGGGTTGTCCCGCCAAGTATGAAGCTCTGCGCTCCGCGGCAGACGGTGTGCGCAATATCTATGTGCCCGAGATCATGGCGCGACTGATGGAGGCTCCCAGTGAAGATAAGCCACAGGCAGATTGAGAAGGTCCGGGTGTTCATAATGGGACAGCAGGAGCATAAATGCCCCTTATGCCATGCACCCTTGCGCGGGGGCACCACCAAGAAGAAGCCCGCGCTCGACCACGACCACGACACCGGCTTCATCCGGGGCGTGCTCTGTCTGCACTGCAACGGTATGGAGGGCAAGATCATCCGTGCTGCCCAGCGTGGCGCGGGAAAGGGCAACGACGCTCTGGCGTGGCTGCACCGCATGATCGACTATCTGGACTTACACAGCACACCGCAGTGGTCCGCGCCCGGTCGGCGCGGGCTGATCCACCCGCTGCACAAGACGGAGAACGACAAGCGGCTCGCGCGGCTGGCCAAAGCCAAGGCCAAACGACGTGCCGCCAAGCTAGTGAAGGGATGACATGAACGCCACCCTGAGAGACCAGCTAGACTGGGAACACGAAATGATCTACCGGGGCGTCGACCGCTACCGGAACCAGCAACAGGCAGCAATCGAGGGAGGCCGAGAGACTGAGACCAGCGCAGGTAGCCGGATGCTTCGCGGCTATGTGTTGCAGATCAGTGAGCACATCCAGAACTACCTCGACGGCAGTCTGCTGCCTCGACGGCGGCGGATACCGCAGGCGAAGCTCATCGCGGGCGTCAACACGGATGCTATGGCGCTGTTCACTATGCGGCACATCATTGCAGCGGTGTTCACGTATTCCGTGGGCAAGAACCGTAAGGGCATAACGAATCTCACGCACGGCATCGGAGCCATGATCGAGGACGAGATCAGGTTCGCCCAGTTCCAGACATCGCACAAAGACTACTACGACGCTATCGTGCGTAGGCTGGAAGACGGTCGCACCAAGAACTACCGGCACATTCACAGGAACATGGTGCAGGGCGCGCGAGAGAAGAAGATGAAGTGGAAAGAATGGTCGCAAACGGATCGCGTGAAGATCGGCGCGCTGTGTGTCAGCCTAGCGATGGAGGTCTGCGATCTTTTCGAGATAGAAATAGTGCGCAAGGGTAACAAACGAACAAATTACGTGGTGCCCACGCAACAATGTCTCGAATGGGTGAAGAAGCACGACGAGATGGGTGCGCTGGCCTGCCCTGACCGGATGCCCTGCCTGATCCCGCCTGCTGACTGGTCCGGGGCCTTCGAGGGCGGCTTCTGGTCGCCTAGGCTGCGGGACATGACGCCCCTGATCAAGCGCAGCAGCGCCCGCTGGCGGAAGGATGGGCGTAGCAAGCGCGCAGAGGCCGCTGTGATGCCCAAGGTGCTCTCGGCGGTGAACGGGCTGCAAGCCACGCCTTGGCGTCTGAACGACCGCGTTGAGGCTGTCATGCGCGATGTGTGGCAGAAGAACCTTGAGATCGGGATGCCGAGGGCGGAGCCCTACGAGATACCGCCGTGCCCAGTGAAGGATGACGAGACGCCTTCCGACTGGGCCGAGGAAGACCCACGCCGCCGGGCCTTCATGGATTGGAAGCTGATCGCCCGCGAGATGCACAGCATGGAGGCCGAGAGGCAGGCACAGAACCGCGCACTGGTCAGGACCATGCGCATAGCAGCATCAATGAAAGACAAGGAGAGGTTCTACTATGTCTTTACGTGCGACTTCCGGGGGCGCATTTACTGCGCAACAACTGGCCTGTCTCCTCAAGGCACCGATCACAGCAAGGCTCTCTTGCTATTTGGACGCACCGAGCCTCTGGGTGATCGGGGGCTCTACTGGCTTAAAGTCCACGGCGCGAACAAGTATGGATACGATAAAGTGGGCTATGATGCTCGTGTCGCATGGGTTGATCGGCAGCATTCTCTATGGATGGCTATTGCTGCGGACCCGGTTGGGCAGCGATCCCATTGGGGAGGATGCGACAAGCCGTGGCAGTTCCTTGCGTGGTGCTTTGAGTATGCGGCAGCGACGGACTTTGGGCCGGACTACCGGACCAGTCTTCCTATTGCGCTCGACGGATCGTGCAATGGGCTTCAGCATTTCAGCGCCATGCTACGCGATCCCGTTGGGGCCGCGGCTGTCAACCTTAGTTCAGGCGATGTTCCCGAGGACATCTACCAGCGAGTGGCGGATGTTGCCACTCGAAAACTGCGTGGTCTACGCTCCCTCAATGACGAGGATCACGCTGGAGCATCTAATTGGCTCAGCCTCTTCGCGTCACTCGGCGATGAAGCCATGCCCCGGAAGCTCAGCAAGAAGCCCGTGATGACCCTGCCCTACGGCAGCACCCGACAGGCTTGCACCGAGAGCATCTTTCGCTGGCTCGTGGACACCTGTCCGAAGTTCTTCTCCAAGCGCACGAACTTCCGGCAGTCGATCTACCTCACACCCGTGCTCTGGGCGAGCATCAGTGAGATCGTGATCGCAGCACGCGAAGCAATGGACTGGGTGCAGAAGTGTAGTGTGATCCTCGCCAAGGAAAACCACGCGCTAGAATACACCAGCCCTCTTGGGTTCCCTGTGTATCAAGCCTCGTTCCACTACGAGACCGTGAAGCTCCGCACTCAGATTGCGGGGACGATGTATATCAGGATGGCAACCGACACGGACGTCCTGTGTGCGCGGAGGCAGCGACAAGGCAGTAGCCCTAACCTCGTGCACCACATAGACGCCACGCATCTCATGATGGTAGTGAACGCCTGTATGGCAGAGGACATCGACTGCTTCAGCATGATCCACGACGACTTCGGTTGTCACGCTGGACGGGTTGACGCCATGCACCGCATCATCCGAGAGACGTTCGTGCAACTCCATGAGGACACTGACTGGCTCGCGGAGTTCAAGCGCGAGCACGAGGAGCGCCACGACATAAAATTACCCGAACCGCCTGCGAAAGGTTCCTTTAATATCAAGGAAGTGCTCCGGTCGGACTACTTCTTCGGGTAGTTAGGCGGTCGCTATAAGAGCACACGCGCGCAAGCGCAGCATACTGTGCACCGAAATAGGAGAACAACCAAATGTCGTATGCCGAACTATCGGTCGAGGAGAAAATCATCCTCGCTGCCGAATGTGTCGGTCGAGGCGTGCCGATCCCCCACGAAGTAGCAGCCGCCCTAGGCAGTGCACTCGTATCTGACATACAGAACCCCGGAGGCCCACATGACGAAACTGACAGCACGGGCGTTGGGGCCGATCAGTGAGGACTTGCTTGGCAAGCTCTTGACGGCCCTGACCCCGATGACACTCGATCAAGACAGCACTCAGTGGCACATCGGCTACAGGTGCGCGCAGGACGAGTTCCGCTCTATCCTAGAGCATCGCCTGAACGCGGGCCGTCTACCAGAGGCACCTGTTCCAACTCCCATGAGCGCTCCTCCGACAAGCGGGAGGCGCTGGTGGCGGATGTAAGGCGAGCCGAGTTGGCTGACACCACCCGCATAGTGAAGCAAATCGAGCGCTTCAACGACGAGTATTACGACGTCCCGATCAATGTTGCCAAGGTTATCGACATGGTTACATGGGTTATCGACGACGGTGTGATATTCGTATCGGCACGCGGCTTCATCGGCGGCATGGTGGTGGACGACCTCATGCGTGACTGGACCGTGCTACAGGAGTTCGGCTGGTATGCCGAGGACCGTAGTGGCATCGCTTTACTCGACGCATTCATCCAAGCTGGCCGCGACCTCAATGTCGACGAGGTTCGTGTTAGCACACTTTCAACAAGCTCGCCCTCGACTGACAGGCTGCTCCATCGTAAGGGGTTCGCCCCTTCGGAGACGAGCCACAGACTGATGGGAGCCAGCCAATGGCCGCAATCACCACAATCGTCGCCATCGCAGCCGTAGCTGCTGCGGTGGGCGGAACGGTCGCTCAGAAGCAGACCGCCGCGAAGCAACGCAAAGCCGCAAAGAAGCAGGCCGACAAGGCAGCCGCCGCCGCTCAGGCGAAGCCGCCGAGTGAGACCACAGATGCCGAGGTCCGGTTGGCCAAGGCTGACAAGGACGCCAAGCGCGGCAAGGGCTCTCTGGCTGCGCGCCAGAAGGCCGCATCCCTCGCTGGCCCATCCGCAAGTTCGGTTGGGGGCCTGTAAGCTATGGTTCACCCAGTGCATGACAGCGCTCTGTCCACATTGTGGTCGGAGATGGACGGAGAGAAGGGAGACCTGATCTCGCGTTCTGAGCAGTATGGACTGTGGACGATCCCGAGTATCACGATGGATACGAAGGTTCAGGCGAACCAAGAGGCAGAGAAAGGCCACGTCGTGGTCGGTGCCCGTCTGGTCAATCACCTGAGCAACCGCATCGCCGACACCATGTTCCCGCATGATCGCCCGTTCTTCACACTCGCCCTCACACCCGAGGCGCAAGTTGCATTGGAGGCGGAGGTCGGCGAGGAGGGTGCTGGCAAGCTCGCGGAAGTCGTCCGCTCCTCGACCGCTCGCATTGAGCAGGTCGCCATGCGATCCCTTCAAATGACTGCCTACAGGCCGATGGCCGTGATGGCAGTGAAGCACATGATCATCACCGGCAACGCGATCATCAAGCGGATGCTCGATGGCACTCGTGTCGTTTACGGCGTGCGCGACTTCTGCATCCGGCGTGGTATCCAAGGCGATATGCGAGAGCTTATCTTGCAGGACAACAAGAAGTTCGGGAACCTTCCTGAGCCTGTCCGGCGGATGATGCTCTCCGTGAAGCCCGACTACCTTGCCGACACCGACGTGACACTCTACAGCCACTACAAGCTGGAGGGCAAACGCTGGGCGTTCCAGCAGGCCGCGGACAACGTGATGATCGACAAGCCGAGGCACTACACTGACCTCGATCTACCTGTCCTGCCTCTGACGTGGACGCTCGCACGCGGCGAGCACTACGGTCGGGGGTTGGTGGAAGACAACGCAATCGCGTTCCACAATCTCGACGTCCTGACTGAGGCGATGATCGACCTGATGGCCGCCATCGCTGACATCAAGTTCCTTGTTCGCACGGGGAGCACCATCGACGTCGAAGAGATGAACAACTCACTTCGCGGAAGCTACCATCAGGGTAATGAAGGTGACATCACGGTGCCGGAGATCGGCAAGCGTGGCGACATCAGCATAATGCTGGAAACTATCAGCAAGTGGGAGCGCGATCTGTCACAGGCGTTCTTGCTCAACAGCGCGAGCACCCGTGACGCAGAGCGTGTGACCGCCGAGGAGATACGCCTTAACGCACGCGAGTTGGAGAGCGCCTACGGGGGCCTCTATTCTCGATTGGCTCTGGAATGGCAACAGCGCGAGAGCGAGTATGCCATCGCCAAGGTCGATCTGGAAGCGGAACTCGGCGGCTTCGCCAAGCTATTCGAGGTCATCGTTGTGACCGGGCTGGAGAGCCTGTCCCGTGAGGGTCAGCTTGACAACCTGCGTCTCGCGATTGGTGATCTTCAGATGCTCGAAGCGGTTCCCGAGGAACTGCGTGCAACGATCAACCCGCTGCTGTTCGCGAGCTTCGTGTTCACGAACCGCACTGTGGCCCTCAAGGATTTCATGTATACTCAGGAAGAGATGCAGGCGAACCAAGAGGCGCAGATGCAGCAGCAGCAAGCACTGCTCAATGCCGAGGCCCAAGCCAAGGTCGCCCAAGCGGGCGGCGAGGCGGCGGTTCAGGCTGACCAGCCATGATGGAGAGATAAATGGCCACCCCAGAAGAGACAGCAGCCGCAGCCACGGCAGCGGCGAAGGCGCAAGGCGTCGGACCCACTGACGGTAACGACGACAAGACCGGCACGACCGGGAATGCCGTTCCTGCGCCAGCACCCAATGCTCCCCCGGAGCCGGACAAGAAACCGGCCCCTGTTCCTCCCACGGATGCCGAGAAGGCAGCGGCGGAGGCCAAGGCGGTAAGCGACAAGGAAGCCGCGGACAAGGTTGCGGAAGCCGAGAAGGATAACACTCCTCTGAACACTGACGAGTGGGGTTCGACCGGACATGACGTAGCCGACAGCGTGCTCACCATGCTGCAAAACGCCGACGTGTCTCCGCTGGAGGCCAAGGCGCTCCTGTTCGACGCCGTTCAGGAGGGCGACCTCTCGAAGATCGACATGGCTGGCCTTGAGGAAAAGGTCGGCAAGACAAAGGCCACACTTATTCTGGCCGGGATCACGACTTTCGTGAACGACAAGAAAGCTCGCAATACCCAGATCGTAGCGGACATCAAGGACGCTGCGCGCGGCGAGGATA